CCCTTAGTAAAGTGCTGAATCCGCTTACGCACTTTGTCGGAATACTCATTAAGTTCTTCCTCGGTTACCTCTGCAGGCGGCTCCGATGGAGTTCGATTACGGTCTTTTGGAGGCGTATCGTCTACGACCTCAATCTCAACCTCTTTAGATTCCGGCTCCTTTGCCTCTGATGCAGGCGTTTCTTCCGTTTTAACCTCTGGTTTGTCCGGATCCGGAAACTCAAATTCAACTTTTTGAAATGGCATATTAGTCCTTTCGCAGGGCGTTTAATTGCGCCCGAAGTTCGTCGCATTGACGCTTCAAATGAACTACATATTCTGACTGTGTACGCTCTCGTTCTTGAGTAGCCACAATTAACCGATGTACTCGAGAACTTAAAGAGTCCAACTGATGTTTAATTTGATTCAATTCGTACCAGTCAAAGTCAGATGTCACGCCTAGGGTTACATGTTCACTCATGCTCTAGTCACCCCTCGAGGGTCAGGCACAACCGCCTCAATACTGTCGTCGTTTAACAGACGATATTCATGGCCGTTGACCTTAAACCTAGTGCCAGAGTTAGGACGAAACATCACAAAGTCGCCAACCTTGCACCAAGGCCCCGTAGGAAATCTGTCTTTGTCGGCATAGGCTTGTTCACCCATGTCTAGGACAGCACCCATCATAGAGAGAACTTGTTCAGCATGTCTGGTTTGATCTGCTTTAACTAGACCTGAATCGTAAGTTTCTTCCACCTGCGGCAATGCAATTAGCAAGCGGTACCCAACTGGTTTGGGTAATTGAGCTTCAAACTCTTCCGCCGTTAACGTGTCAGTCATCATTTCCGTCCATATAGTTTTGCGCAAGGTCTTGGATTTCACGCAATGCTAGGTCTAGACCTCGAATCAACCCGCATTGTTGTTGGTAGACTGCAAAATCAGCCGCCCCACCACTCGCAAGAAAATCAACGTGTGATTTTCTGTGTTCAAACAATTTATCCTGCAGCACGTCAAAGACGGTCTTAGCCACGCGTTACCTCGCTTTGGATTGTGTGAGCATCTTTATCATTTCAAGCTGTGTCTTCTGTTCTTGTTGCTGAGCTTTGGTCTGCATCGCAGAACCTTCTTTCTGCGCTTCAACAACTACTTTCTGCTCTTCAATGCTTAACTTACGGTTAGCCAATTCAATGTCGGCTTGATCTTTGGCAGCTTTCCGTTGAACTTCGCTTTGTTTAATGGCCAGTTCCTGCTGCTGCATTTGAACAACCGGGTCTTGCGCCATCTGCTGAGCTTGTTGTTGCGCCGCTTGAGCTTGATGCATTTGTGTAAGCTGCGCCCCTGCCTGAGCCATGAGCCTAGAAACAGCAACTTCCAACTCCTCCGGAATTTCTTCATTCGGAGCCGGCAACGTAACGCCCAGTCTTTCTTCAAGCTGTTTTCTATAGACAAACCCTAAGTGCTCTGCCAAGTGGGCCTGCAGAGAACTCATAATTTGTTGTGCCATGGGGTTCTGGCCAATAGCCTGCGCAATCATTGGATCTTGCATAAACGATTGATGCGCAGCCATGTGCGCTTCGTGATCCTGGTACATAAACGCTTTCATAGGTTTACCTACCAACGCGCCCATGTTTTCGGACATCGGATCACGCGGTTTCTGATCTTCCGCCAACGGTACAACTTTGTCCGCGTTTCTAATGCCTAGCGTCTCTAACATTTGCCTGTGTAGATACGGTAGGTCATAAATCTGCGGGGCGCTCTGTGCCATTTGAAAAGCGGCTTGATACTGCACAACCCGCTGCGCCATAGTCGTGGCATTAGGATCAGAAACAGGGATTACTTCAACTACCGCGTAATCCTCTGCTCGAGCCCGACGATCTACACCCTCTGGAATGTAGTCGTATGGTTCATTTGCGTAATCTTTAATAATCTCTTTAAGAAGCTTGAACTCCTGCTTCATAGAGAAATGAACCCTGGCTTGAACTGCGGCCATGGGTTTTAGCGTTCTTTCTAATAACGCTAACGTTGTACCAACCGGTGCCTGCGACGACATGTCACTAATGTTCATGTCGCTAATCGCACCCAGTCGTCTGCCTTCCTGAGTGATTTTCTCTAACAACCCAGCCAATACTTGACTAGGTTCTTTGTACGGCAGCGTCATAATGTTGTCGCGTACCGTACCACTAGGTACATCTACGTCTCTAAACTCGCCCGGAGCAATCGGCGTGTCATCACCCTTGATCCTTAATCCACGAGCTTTAAGACCGCCTGGAAGATTTGAAAGAGTGCCAGCGTCAACGAGTTGGCGAATGATAGAAGTACCCGCTCGGGCATACCCGCCAATAATGTGAATAAGCCCCAAACCATAGAAACCAAACCCAGGGACGTAAGTGTAATGAACAAAATGCTGCCTCTTTAGTTGTCGATCATCTGTCGGCTCCCAGTTTCTACGAATCGACAGAACTTCATTTGTTCCTTTTATAACCGTAATGACATACGGTTTAGGCAAATCGTCTTCGTCATCAATGCCTCTAATATTTGTATAAGTATGAATCTCATACAAAGCAAATCGGTCGTCTGACGTTAACGTATAGCCACCTTCCTCGGCTTTCTTTTTCTCAATATCTGAAAAATATTCAATTGGTTCGCCAAGCTCAACTTCTCTATAAAACCCATCAGCCTGTAACTTCAGTAGTTCCGTCTTGGTTTTCCTCATCATGTGAGTAACCCGCTCCGCAGTATCAATGTGCGAAGCGCCATACGGAACAATCATGTCTTCTGCTGAGATATACAGCGACACTTGCCTTCTAAGAATCGGGTCGTAATACACCTTCTTAAACGCTGACCCTGCAAGGCCCAGGCTATAAAGCATCCGTTCATGTTCTGACCGATACTCCACCATCCTTTCAGTCAGTTGATAATTCATGTCTGCTTTAACACGATTGGCAGACTCTTCTTTTTCTTTAGTAACCTCGCCAATAATCTTTGACTTGACCGGACCCTGGGCAGGAAACGTCTCACTCATTGTCTCCGCTTGGAATCGAATAACCGCTTCTGCCAAAACAGTTGAGTACACTCCACACGCGTCATCCCAAGGTTCTGTCCTGTCTTCATACTTAAAACCCAGAACTTCCAAACCTTTTACATATGTATCTGCCCATTCCTTCCTGGCGTTTACGTCTGCTTCTACTAGCTCAACCATCTCCGACGCTATCGTCTGAAGATCGCCTTCATCTAAAAACTCAGCAATGTTGGCATCAAAGTCATCAACACTTACATCATCTGGCAATAACGTAATCTCCATGCTCCCATCAGACAACGTCACTGACTCAGGATTCTCAATCTCAATTTCTAGCGCCGACTCTGCCGTGTCAATAATCGGCACCGCATACAAGCCCTTGTCCATGTTTGTTGCCATAATGCCCTCTAGTAGTAAGCTTTCCGCCTACGAAAATACGTCGGCTCATCAGGTTCGTCAGAATCCAATCTTACAAACCCGCCTGACCGAAAACGGATCAACGCCTGCGTCGTCGAATCCACCAAGTCATCATGCGGAGCATTCGGAAAAGCAGCCATCTGCTCAATAACTTCATCTGCCCACCTAGCTTCCGGCGCCCACACTTTACCCGACTTGAATAGATCCGTCACAGAGTTAATCCGAACAAACTTATCGTTTCCCCTCACCGGCGTATATTCACTTACCGGAATCCCCATACGCCTCAATTCAAAGATCAACGGACTCCCCGCGGCCTTCGCTTCCACAATACAAGCATCAGGCTCCCACTCCTTATACATCTCATACGCCTTCTGCTTTAACTCCGGAAACTCCATCCTCGCTTCATACGCATCTAACAAAATAATGTTCGGCTCAACCTCATCCTTGTAAAACACTCCCCAGGTTGTACACGCCGAATAGTCACTTCTCTCGTTCTTAGTAAACGCCGTATCCCAACTCTGGATAATAAATTCACACTGCGGCGGATTCTCCTTCTCCCACCTCTTCCACCATTCCCTCTTGACTAACGCCCCCTCCTCCCCTGTCGGCGTCTGCTGATACTGCGCATTCCACTTCGCAGGACCAACCTCCTCCCTCAACGCCTCCAACTCATCTAACGACCAAAACTCCGGCCACAACGGATTCCCACTCGGCATAATCGCCGGCAACTCAATTACTTCCCACTCATCCGTCTTATCCCGGTTCTGCGCATCCTTAATAATCCGACCCGTCAGATCTCTTTCTGACCAACGAGTCATTACCACCACAATCGCACCCCCTGGCTGCAACCTCTGCCGGGGTCCAGACGTGTACCACTCATACACACTGTCAAATACTTCCGGGTTGTGCGACGCTAACCTCGCCTCCTGCTCACTATGCGGATCATCAATAATCAATAAATCCGCACCCTTACCCGTTACCGTACCCCCCACACCTATAGCAAAGTACTCCCCACCCTTATTCGTCGCCCACCTACCAGCAGCCTTACTGTCCTGCCTCAAAGACACCCCAGGAAATACCCGCGCGTACTGCTCACTCCCGACCAAATTACGCACTTTCCTACCAAACCCAACCGCTAAGTCCGCCGTGTTCGATGTCTGAATCACCTTCTTGTGCGGGAACCTACCCAAAAACCAACTTGGCAATAAAAAACTAGCAAACTCACTCTTCGTATGCCGCGGAGCCATATTGATAATCAACCGCTTTAACTTCCCCTCCGCTATCTCCTCAAACTTCTTCGCCATCAACGCATGATGCCGCCCATTCACAAACCCAGGCCACACCACCTTCACATACTCCATAAACTTACCCTGCGCCTTCTCCCTCTCTAGCGCATTCCTATACTCCTCCACCTGCTCTAACAACTTCTGATACTCAGCAGGATCTAATTGCTCAATCAATTTCTCTAATTGTTGCACTGCAACCTACTCTTAAAGGTGCCAAAAAATACGGGCTTTTATCTCAACCAATGTTGCACCGCATCATTCCAAATTCTTAAAGTTGATATACACCGGCCTAATCGTCCTTCCCAACTTCCTAACCTTCTTCAATACCCCCAACTCCACCAACCTATCCACTAACCTCTGCGTATTCTTCATCCCCATCTTCCCCCTCAAATACGCAATCTCCCTCACCGTAGGACTAAATCCATACCGCTTCCAAAACTCATCCACTATCAAAAACACTTCCCTCTGCGCCGGACTCACAATCCTCTCCATACACCCCTCGTAACTACCCCCTCCCCTCATCTCCCGATTCACCCTCACCCGTTTTACATAATCCTTCATTCCAATACTTTTCTGTGAATAACCTGTTAATAAGTGGCAACGTTGCCACCCCCCCCCACCCCTATTTCTGTTCAACATCTACCGGGGGGTCTTCCATATCCGCAGGGGGTGGGGTCGCGCTAGCTAGCTTTTGCGATTCGTCAGAAATTTGTGAGTCACTGTTATTTGATGACTCACTGTGGGGAATACTATGTATCGAGCCACGGTGCGTCACGACCGCGTCGGGGGCCTCCCCACCACGGTGGGGTCCAGCTAGCTCTGTTAGCAGGGCCTCGGCATCGCTGTTGCCGCTCTCATCGACGGTGCGCATCATGGTCTTTAGCTGGTTCAGCAACTCTAGCTTGGCGTCATCGCTCTTCTTGATGACAGTAGTCTCGGTCCGATGTGTGAAAGCACTCACTTCCGTTATGGTGCCCAGCACACGCGCTGCCTGAACTCTGACCGCTGGCGCGACACCGGGATCGAGGATGGTCTGCGTCAGGGTTTGGACGATCAGCGCCCTCAAAGCCGCAGGGGTTCGATACTCCTGAGCCTCCAATGCCGCCTTGTAAACCTCGATCTCACGGGCCACGCCTGGGTGAGCCGCCAGGGCATAGGGTTCGTTGCGTAGTGTTGATGGTGCTGCTGTGGCCTTGTAGCTCTTCCTGTATGCCTCGGCTTTCGTTGCTCCCTTTGCTACTTCCCGTGCGAACTTGCGTTGCTTGGGTGTCAACTCTTTGTGTGCTGCTCCTAGTAGTGCTGCATCGGGGATTGTGTCTAGTGCTTCGATTACCTGTGACCGTTTCATGCTGATGCCCTTCGGGCGGAGGAAAAGGGTGGGGTACATCATAGCCCTACGCTATTGGGGCTGCAACCCGATTAAAAAATATCATGGCCAAAAGTGCCCAAAAACCCCCTTGACAAGTTTAGAGTCGGGTCTCCCTTAGCCAAACACAGGAGCACACAATGAAGTACCTCGCAAGACTGCTGCAGCCCTACAGAGTAGTGGCGGTGGACGGATCCCTCGGAGTCTGGCACCGCTGGACACACCGCGCCTGGACGCTGCAGGACGCCTTGGATTGGGCTCGCTGCTACCCCGCTGACGCCGTGATCATCATCACCACCAGGACTGGCCGCATCGTGGCCGCACGAGGAATCTGACCATGACACTCACCGTACTCAACCGCAAGGGGATCCCCATGACCGACGATCAATTACACGCCGCTGCCCACAACATGGCTCGCATCGGCGGAGGGTTTGCTAACGCCATCGCGACCGCATACTTCCGCGCCGACTCGGACAACAAGGCCAAGCTGCTGCTGACCTTCGGCGACCTGTTCTCGCGTCACGCTCCCGAGAGCGACGAGACGATCCGTGACGTAGTGACCCAGATCCGCGAGCGCGTCAACGGACCCTGGTACGCGCTGGGCTGGGACCTGATTGCCGAAACGGTCGACGATGCAACCCTGGAGCGCTGGGTACAGACCTACGGCACCCTGGCAGCAACGTGGGAGGCCCTGGCAAATGCCTACAACCTGCCCTCGATCCTGAACGGCGTCTGGGCGGTACGCACCTCGGACGTAGACGGCGAGCGCGTCACCCAGCACTCAGACCTGACCGAGGCCGTCGCGCGCTACTCGGAGATGTCCGGCGAGACGGTGGACGCTGCCCGAGTCGCTGACCTGGAATGTGGCCGGCGCACCGTCCTGATCGGCGTGTCCGACTACGGTACCCGTGTCACCCTCGAACGAATCTAAACCCCTGGGGCCTTCGGGCCCCGAACCTGGAGAGCACCATGATCGACCTGAACACCGTACTGAACACCGCCCTGACCCAAGCCCTCAACGAGGCCCTCAAACCGCTGCTGGAGCGCATCGCCCAACTCGAAGCGTCTACCCGTGCGTTAGACGCATGGTCGGCAACGGCTGGCTCACACCTGACCGAACGTCTCACCACCCTGGAGGCGCGCGTGATGGCCACCACCGATTCCGGCAGGCTGGATGCAATCTGCCACCGCCTGGAGATCCTAGAGGCCCGAGAAGGCACGGTGGAGGACCTGGAGCACACCATCGATGAACGGATCGGCACCTACCTCGAACACGATGACCTGACGAGCCGCATCAATGCCGACGAATTGGACCTGAGCCGCGCCATCGAGGAGACGCTGGAAAGCATGGACCTGACCGATGCCATCGCCGAGGCCGTGCGTGATCTGCTGGCCGATGCGCGCATCACCCTGATCTGATCAACCTGGGGCCCTCGGGCCCCTCAACCTGGAGCACACCATGATCTACGCACAGTTTTATCAACGTGCAGTCTGGCCAGCCGGTACGACCGAGATTGTCGAAGGCACGGGCGACCGGTCCGTGATCATCATCGATGGACGGTTACGTCACGACACCATCGGGAAACTTGCCGCGACCGAATGCGCCAACCGTGGGTACGTCGCATGGCGCATTTTCAAGGGCGACAGTTTTACGCAAGCCCGACCGATCTCATGCATCTGGTACGCACACCCAGCCGACACGGTTCGCGATCCGGTATGGCTGACAGCACACAATTAAGAAGGAGCACAAAGTGAACAAGCACACACCGGGGCCGTGGCACATCGACCCCATCAAGGCACACGCAAACGGCAATCGACGCATCATGGCTGAGCAATGCACTCCAATTGCAGTAGTGCCTGAACAATTGGCAGCAGACGCCCGCCTGATCGCTGCCGCGCCTGATCTGCTGGACGCGCTGAACGCTGCCCTGGACGAAATAGACCGCCTGTACGCCGAAGGGTACGACGAACCGGAATGGGCAGCACAGGCCCGTGCTGCTGTCGCCAAAGCCGCTGGAGACGAATGATCATGCAACTGACCTACCTGCAAGACCCTGGCCATGGCTGGGTCGCCTGCCCCCTGCCCCTGGCACACGACCTGGGTATCACCGCCCAGGTAAGCCGCTATTCCTACCTCGAAGGGAACACCCTCTGGCTCGAGGAGGATTGCGACGCCGCCCTGCTGGTGGACGCGCTGCGCGCTCGAGGCGAGCCCGTGTCATTCCGCGAGATTCACGTCAACCACGATGCGTACGTCCGGGCAATGCCCCGCTGGAGAGCAAAATGAACCAAGCCGGAACCATCAACTTCACCGCCGCGCTGCTGAAGCACGGATCCTGGGGTCACCGCGACCTGGGGATCCATCCGTCTAGCATGACCCTCTGGCTAGCCGACAACCGCCGCACCGGCATGATCGAGTGGGACATTCCCTCTTTGTCAGAATTCGAGAACATCGGTCTGTGGTTCGACGAGGATGGTGTCCTGGTGGACTACGACGGGGTGATGGCACTGCCCCGCGAGGCCATGGCCATGCTGCGCGCCTACGGGTTTGTCGTACCGGATGACATGGAATGACCGTATCCGCCCTGATTGAGGCGGTTCAGGCCGGGACCTACCGCATCCGTGCGGTGGGCTCCGGAGCCCCTTGGATCGAGCGTAAGACACGCCTGGGCTGGGTCCGTGCCCGAGCCCCCTCTCATGTCATACATACCGCCGCCCAACAACTAACCCCCCGCATCGACGGGGCAATCAAAACCTGGAGCAACACATGACCGGATTCGTTTTTTACGATGGACCTAGCTCGATCAACGGAGCCCCAATCGTCGGTATCGCCGTCACCAGCAAAAGCCGCAACGTCAAAACCGGGCCGATGGTTCAGACCTACATCCTGCGCGCTGACATGCACCCCATCGAGGCCCTGCGCACCCAGGCTGACGATGCAATCTGCGGAGACTGCGCGCTGCGCGGGTCCCTCTGCTACGTCGATGTGGGCAAATCCGTCGCCAACGTGTGGGCCGCCTGGATGCGAGGAGCCTACCCGCTGGTGACGCCTGACGAGGCCCGTGCTGCTGTCGCTGGGCGCATCGTCCGCATGGGCTCCTACGGCGATCCGTTTGCGATCCGCCGATCCGCCTGGGATTGGGTCAAGGCTGCAGACGGGTGGACCGGCTATTCCCACCAGTGGCGCCGTGCCAATGCTCAGTGGCTGCGCGCCTTCACCATGGCCTCCGTCGATTCCCTGGCGGAACTGGAGATGGCGCAATCCCTGGGCTGGCGTACCTTCCGGGTTCGATCTGCCGCCGAACCCCTGGCCGCGCTCGAGATCCGCTGCCCAGCATCCAAGGAGGCTGGCAACACGCGCCAATGCATCACCTGCCGCGCCTGTGATGGTGCCGATCGTCCGGGCAAAGCTTCCGTGGCCATCGTGGTTCACGGGCGCATGGCCAAGCACTTCAACTGACCAACCGGGCCCTTCGGGGCCCTTGGAGACACTCATGTACGACCTACACTGTTACGCGCGCAAGACCCACAAGTACCGCGCCGGATGGACCGGCTGGGATGACTGGGACTACCTCACCACCCTGCGGGTCACCCCGTTGCGATCAGCCCGTGAACCCCTTGGGTTCGATGACGGCGGGACCTACGTTCAGTACGTCCGATTGCCTGCCGGCGTTAACCGCAAGGCCAAGGCGCGCATCATCCGGTCAATTGAAGACACCATCAGCGGCACCGGCTGCAAGCATCAATACGACTGCTGCGGCTGCGCTAGCCACAGGGCAACCGTTCGCTCGATCAGCCGCCGCGATCTACTCATTCACACCAGCGTTTCATTTAACTATTGAGAGGCAACTATGCACGACTACCCACCAGAGTATGACCAAGAAACCCCCGACAACAGCATCGTTGAAGCCGCGTTCGCGGACTATGCGGGACCGGGCGAGATGTATCGAGCGATCTACAAGTACACAGACTGCGGTCCCTCCGTTGGGTTTTGCATTCGATACTTTGAAGTGTTGCCGCCTGACGGGTTCGACGATTACCCGCACGAGGTCGAACGCGAGCGCTGGATGTATTGTGATGAGCTTTATCGGCTCGGTTCGTGGGCAGACATGGCGAATCGGGGCGAGCTTATCGTCGCCGTTTCGGTGTCTAGCATCGTCGAAGGCGTGGATACGACAACCGACATTCACGAGGTGTCGTGCGACGCCGAATATCTGCTACCACGAGCGACGCCAGACGAGGGCGACAATCTGCACGAAACCCTGCATCGTTTGTTTTACCGTGCGCTGGAGTTAGTCGAAGCCGAAGCGGATGAAATCTGGCAAGCAACCCACGGGTGCGAGACTTGCGCTAAACATTGGGCAAGTCTAGGCATCACAGAGGGAATGTACGGACCGATGGAGGGCTGCGACGGTGCAACCCATATTTGGAAGGATTGCCCCGATTGCGAAGGGCATGGCAACGTTTTTTAACAAAGGAGAAAAAAATGGACCCAATCATCCGCTACAAGAAACACACCGACGTTCAGGAAACATGGCGCGAGCACGGTTGGACTAGTCCCGCCGAAGACCCCGCTATCGTGGCCAAATGGAAGTTTTACCAGACCATCGGCACACGCGACATCGAGGCAGACGAGGAGGAACTATTGAAACATCAGGCCCGACGCTGACGCAAAAGGCACAGGCGCATAGCCTGTGAAAGCTTGAAGGTGCCCAGCCGACGCCACGCGTCATGGGCATCTTCTCCCACGACTTCGCTCATCCAGTAAGGCCAGCCGGTTTCCCTGGCTACCCTCTCCCCCGTACCCGACGCATCGTTGTCCGCGATCACCACCCCCGC